CTTACTAATGATGTTTTCTACATCTTCAGCATCTAGTCCTATACCAAAATCCTCAACAGAGAATTCATAGTTGGATGAATCGTTTCTTTTGAAAGAAACAACAATTGGTTTGTCAACACCAGCTCTTCTATGACTATCTAATGCATTACTTGCACATTCTCTGATAGTGGAACCTATTGAATCTGAATAAAGATTCTTACTTAACATCTGCATCAAGATTTGTGCAGAATCTAAGTCTAATGACATCCCAATTGAACTTTTTGATATACCATCCACTAGTATATTTGCTTCTTTTTGTTTTTCTAAAATCATAATTTCTAAGTTTTAATTGTTATTTTCTCTTTTTACTAACCATATATTAGAATAGTTAAAATCATAATACACTTCTCTATCTTCACCTATTCCAAATTTACTTAATTGCATATCTAAGCATTTAACACTTTTATACCCAGTGTTACCATAAATAGTTGATTTTGTTCTGAGTGTAGGAGCTCTTAATATTTTAAAATATCTTAGTCCTGTTACAATAACTTCATCTCCAACTTGAAGATGTTCCACTTTAATTGATCTATTTTGTTCCATATTAATCATTGTTTTTCTTTACTAATATTATTTGTCTGTATTCTAAATCCACATATTGAGTGTAGTTGTGATTGTCTGGTCCCCATCCCCATGTGTGCTTATTATAAGTTACTACATTTCCTTGATAATCTGTATACTGTCTAGGAGTGGAGATTCTTAGTGTTGAACATTTTACAGATTTATAAATAGGAACCCCTGTCTTCCAATGTGTTTTTGTACTAACTGTTGGCTTTCTAAGTATTCTCAAATACTTAAAATAACTCTGGCAAGAGATGATAATTTCATCTCCCACCTCTAATTCTTGTATTTCTACTAGTTTCATAATCTTTTACTTTCTTCTAATGATTCATTAATTGTTTGATCAATATCAGTGACACATAAATCTATCTCATGTTCCCTACTACCACCTTCTTCAATCTCATCTAGACATAATTGAAACAGACTTATAATTGCTGATTTTAGTTCAGGATGTAATTTAATTTTCTCCTGAACATATTTTTGTAATTGTTCTGTTGTTTGCATAATTTTAATTGTTTAAAATGGAGGCTCAAAATCAAGCCATTCTATTGTTTTATCGTTATAATCCTTTAATAATGTATTCACCTTTGTAAATACACCTTCTGTATCCCATTCTGTATTCTTATAAGCTGCACTAGCAGGATGACTCAATACAAAGTTCCAAGATAGAGGAGCTGTATATTTTACAAATGCACTAGCATCTTTACCAAGAAATATTGTAGGAACATTCTCAATACTTAATATGTTTTCAAACACATATTTTGTGAATGGATGCCATAAAGCAGAATGACTACCAGCTTTATTTATCTCTGTAGTGAGAGCAGCATTAAGCATTAGCACTCCCTGATTAGCTAAGAATGTCACATCTGGATTCTTAAATCCTTCTAATGATATTCCTCCATACACATCCACTTCTACAGCATCATAAAACTTCTGTAGAGATGGTTGTGCATAACCAGTGGTGGAACATCCCATAAGCAATCCATCTGCTACAGGACTATCGTTTTTCAACGTATGATAGGGACACATACCTAACATAACCACTTTAAGATTACTTAAAGGAGTTTCTAAGAAACATCTATAAACATTATCTGAAAGAGGGGCAATTCTCTTACCCCTCCCACTTTCATGCTTTAAAAACTTATAAATGTTGTCACACTCTTCACTCTCAATAAATGGTCTCATCTTATCATGCCAACTTTCATGAAAACATTTTTTAAATTTTTCAAAGTTCATAATTAAAATATTTCTAATTGTAAATGTGGTGAATTGATAAAATCTCTTTTCACATTTAATGGTTCTACTAATTCTCCTATTTCATTAACAAAGAATGAATGAGCACTAATGTGATTATCCATCCATAGTCTAGGATGCACTTCTTTCATAGCATATGTAGTGTAATTATACAACTCCCAGATGGTATTAGGTGCACCATAATCATGTGTAGGTTTTTTCAACTCTCTCTCAATAATATTTAATTGTGTGCTCTCAATAAACTCTTCTTCTATTAACATTCTACCAATAAGTTGAGCTTGTTCACGTTTAGTAATTTCAATTTGTTTCATAGCATCACGTTGTTTCTGCATTCTTCGGAACATTTCTCCAGAAGCTCTAATGTATTCTGTAATAGCAGAAGGTGTAAAAGTTTGTATCTCACCAGCATGCTTCTTCTTAAATGTACCATGATCACCACTCACCATCCCATTCTGACAAATGAATATTTTAGTTCCAATAGCAAACTTCAATGTTAATTGCTTATTGTAACTATTCTGCCAGCCTATTTGTAATTGCATATCTCTATCAATTACATTACTTATTGTAAACTTACCATTGGCAATTTCACCATTAGAAGAAGCTGAATAAGATTCTTTATCTAGATTAAATCCTGCTTGGTGTATACTGTTCAATGTAAGATCAATTAGTTGATTGTGACTCACTGGTTTATAAGTGCGAGTCTGTTGTGGTATAGGCGTACTAATTAATAACTCTTTTGTTGTATTATAAGTTTTAGTTTCCATTTTGTGTTAAGTTTAATTTTTGGTTAAATATTCTATTAAGTATTCCTTCTAAGTTTTCTATACTGATGCATTCCACTTCATCTCCTTCTGTGGTTTCTAGCCATTCAGTATTCATTTGTATTTCTACAACTAGGTCTTTAATTGTCATAATAATTTCTTTTGTTTTAAATAATCTTCAATCACTTTTAGTCCATAAGTTTTACCAAGATCAGCCCAATCCTTTATTCCTTCAGCTAGATATTTTTTAGGAACATTACAATAATCAAAATCAAACAGTTTAGTTATCTGTTGACTGTTGGTCACTCCTGTAATATCACTATCAAATGATAGCACTTGTAAGAATGAGTTCTTCTTAATGTATTCTACGTTATCTGTAGAGAAACAACCCATTCCTTCATTTTGTACAGCACAGCATGTAGGAAACACTTTCTTCATTACCATGTAATCTTTCTTAGATTTATTAATTATGGCTACACCACAATTCTTTATATCCTCTAATCCATCCATAGCTGTAATAGGAACATTGTTTGGAACCCATTTAGATTTCTTATCACCAAATGGTCTATATATCTTCCAATGTCCATCATAGAAATAACCAAACCTCATATCTGTATCCTTTAGTGTAAACAGTTGTTTGTTCAGAAACACCTTCTTGATGGAATAAATGTTATTAGCTCTTAGATCATCTACATCTTGATGATATTGATTCCAATAGGCTAATTCATCATTGGTGAATTTCCTGGTGATCACTTGTATCAGAGAATATCTCTTACCAAGTTCTTCAGGTTGCTTATAGTCACTCACTATTCTTTTATACTTCCCTACATTGGTCTTTCCAGATATACATAACCCAAAGTCTCTATCTATAAGAAGTAGAACATCTCTCAAAGACTTAAGTCCATACAACATCTGTACAAAATCAAAGCATCCTCCTCTTCTACTAGTGTCTCCAAAGTCAATGAATGATAAATATCCATTCTTTGTCCCAATCATAAATGATGGATTACGTTCTTCTCTAAATGGTGAATAAGTAACTTCGTTAATCTTCCAATTCTTATTAGGCATATAAAACATGAATATATCATACTCACTAATTTTTGATAACACTTCATTTATGGTTATCTCTTTTGCTTTTCTAACACCTTGTATCATGATTTAATTTTAATAAAAAACCCCCACTATTTCTAGTGAGGGCTCTTTTATAACTGGTTTAATTAAAAGTCAGCATCATCTTCACTAATCACTTTATCAGATGCTACCAAATTATCATCAGGATCATAATCCTTTAGATCTTTCAGTATAAAATAATCCTTACAACCATATTCACCTGTAACATTTATAGCAAACTTCTCATGAGCTTTTAACTCTTTTGGTTTCTTAGTTCTTAATTTATTTAAGATGTCAGTTTTACTATAATCCACAAGTCTGAATTGTTTGATGCTGTACGCAGGTAGGAACAATTTGTTATACACACCTTGATACTCCTTAGTTTCATCATCTTTAACAACAATCTTAATAGTGGCAAGTGCACCAATTGTACTACACCATTCTCCATCAATTTGAGACTTGATGTCTTTAACATTACCTTTCATCAACTTCTTCCAGTCAATCTCTAGTATAGTTTCTGCATCACGATAGTCAAGATTACTTAACCAGGTACGCATAAAGTTATAAAGATCTTCCTCACCTACATAGGCTACACGATAATCACGTTTAGCAAACCAATCTGGCAAATCATTAGGATCACTAGCCCAAGAACACGCACCTACAGCATTTATATACTGATTCTTAGATCCATCCTTGTTTTCTTTCTCTTTATCTTCTAAGAAGAAAGTCACTTTAAACTTCTCTTGATTTTTGATTTCTTCTAACCAAATGTCTATACGTAACTTAGTATCTCCTTCATTAGTCTTTCCTAAGTATTCTAGTGCTTTACTATCTTCTTTAAGTTCAATACCTAGTAATTCCTTATATTCTTCCATATCAGGATTTACAGCTATCACTTTAGCCTCAAATAAGCCTACTTTTTTTGAGTACTTTTCTAAATTAACACTCTCTTTTTTCTTACCACCAATATTAGACATAATAAAATTTGTTTTTTAATTTTTCTGATTTATAATTTATTTTTGTTACTTTTTTTCTTACAGAAGTAATAGATACGTTATAGTATTTTGATATTTCTTCTGCGTTAATCCATTCTTTTATGTTTCCTGTTTCATACTCCTCTATTATTTTTTTATTTTTAGATTTAGACATATTTTCTCTATGTTCTTTTGATTTTTTCTTTCCTATACTAGATTTAGACATTTTTAGGCGAACATTTTCTGGTATTACTTTTCCTACACCTGCTTTTGAGATATTTTTTTTATGTTCATCAGTTATAATTTGTAGAGCTCTTTTAGCTTTAATTTTAGCCTTAGTTTCTTCTGAGTGTTTAAATTCTCCTTTTTTATGTCCTCTTCTCTTTTTAGTATTAGCTAGGGCTATTCTACAATTTTCTGATATAATACCACACTCTCCCCCTGAGGTCTTATTTATAAGATTAAATCCCCATGCTTTAAGTTGTGATATCCAATATATTTCAGAATCTTTCCAATAATCTACTGAAACTTCTTCAATTATTTCAATAATTGGTTTTTTACCTTCTTTAAGAAGGGATTTTATCCAATTACATTTATGCATGTTTCTTAAATCATTTTTAGCTTCATGGATATGGGACCACAATCTATATTGAATATTATTAGCTTTTCCAATATATCTGATTTCTTTTGTATTAGGATCACACAAAGAATATATAAAAGTTGTTTTCATAATATAAAAGTAGATAAAATATTTGATAAATTCAAATATTAAACCTACTTATTTATTATTTATAATATTCATTCACTTTATCCACAACTAATTGCAAGTTGTTTGGTATTTTTAATTCATTAAACATTCCATCTGGACTTTTTGCTGGAAACTTTCTAAACCTATTAGTTATAAAGTTGTACTCAACTGTACCATCCTTCTTTTCTTCTACATGTGTATACAAACAAACTGTAAGAAGTCCTTCTAATAACACTTGGTTATCAATCAACTTACCAGCAGTTTTAATTTTGTATCCAATGATTTCTCCACCATCTTCAATGGTTTCTGGATGTGTTAAATAAAATACAACAATATCATCTCTTAGTTTTCTACCTGTTTTAAACAATTCAACCATGTCCTTAGCCATAATACTAAACTTGGTATAACCCACTTCAGTAGCTTTGTCCACCATTGTAAAACCCATGATGTAATTACTGTCTTCAATAATAATGTTTTTAATGTGTAGAGCTTTGTCTGAAATAGTCATCAATAGACGAGATATTTCATTCGCATCATCCACTTCTTTGTAATTCTTCTTGTCTTTGTTGTAAAGCTTATCAGATCCTTTAAATGGAAGTTCCTTTTTTGCTACATTAATGATGTAAGTTTCTTCTGGATTTAAATGTTTGATTGCTGTACTCTTTCCTGTACCTGTGGATCCTACGATCCCAATTAGTTTTGAACTCATTGTTTGATTTTTAGTTTATTATTTAATTATCTATACGTAAATATACGAATTTATTCGCATTCTATATGTATTTAATTTTACTTTTGTCAAAGAACTCAAGTGCTTTATTGAGCCACTTTAGCTCAACTTCCTCATTAGAACTAATGATGTATATATGTGCTTTTTTATCAGGAGTGTTATATTCCATTGCCATACATCTATTTATTCTTTGAGCAAGATTTTCTGCATTACTATCGAAATAGTTAATGATCACTTTATTTAAAGGAGTGTATGTCACTCCAGTGTTACCAATCTTTACAACAGCTAAATGATTACCTTTACCCTCAGCGAAGTCTTGAAATATATCTTTTTCACTAGACTTACTATGATAGGAAGGAATTCCTAAAGCATCTGCTATTTTGGTCAATCCACAAAAGACTAATATCCTATCAGTTGAATTCTCTGACAAAATCTTTTTAGTAGCTTTTAATTTGGCTAAACTATTTTGGATGATTCGCATTCTAGATAGACGAAGAAACATTGTATCTTGTCCACCAGATTGCATTTTATTGATAATGTATCCATAGCTATCAAATTGTTGCTTCTCAGTCTTAAGTTTTGTTTTGTATTGTATTTTTGTAAAATTGTCTAAAGGCACTTTAATCACTGATATTTCATAATCTACAATCACTCCCTCAGCAATAGCTTGTTCTATTGGATAGGTTGCTATTACAGGCAATTCTAGCTCCTCTAGCAGTGTTGTTTCTGTCCAGCTAGATAAAGTACCAGTGAGACCTAACACCTTCGTACAGGTGAGCTCTCTAACAGCTTCTATTTGTGCTTCAGAAAGTAAATGTATCTCATCTAATATAACTAAATCAAAAAAAGACCTAGTGTGTTTCTTTATAGATAGATGTGTTGTATAAACAATGTTGTCATTCTTATACTTTCTAGTATTAAAGTCTGCTTCCCAGGATTCTTTTATCTTTACATCTGGATAGGCTATCAGAATATTGATATTCTTATCTAGCTTCTCAAGGATGTTGATTGTTGTATATATCTTACCAAACCTTGGACAGAGATTCAATATACCAAACCTATCTGATTCTAGCCAGATGTTTGCAAATTCTTCTTGCCTTTTATTTCTCAAACTCATACCACTTTTTTTCTAATGCAAATTCTAACATATCTATTAATTCAGAAACAACATCTTGATTTAGTATTGACCAAACATCGTCATATTTCTTCTTGTCATTCTTTTTTAATTTATTACACTTGTATCTAATCAAGAATTTATAGAATTTACCAAATATAAACTCATCATTATCCCAAACTACATCTTGGTTTGGATAGTCTTGATCTTTTAAACTATTAAATTCTATCCATGCTTCTGATTTACGATGATCATAAATTATTCTAACTAATTTAATATCTCCCTTATCATTTTCTATTGTTTCTGCGTGATTCATTTTATTTTAATTTATGATAAAAACCAACTTTTGTTAACTACTGATTCATAATCTGATTCAGTCATATCTTTCATTCTATTCAATTCTTTAAACATACCCACTTGACCTAAGAAACCAAGACCTATTCTAATATCATCCTCACCATAACTATTCTTGATTATTCTTAATGATCTAAAATACTTAGCTCCATATTCATCCTTTAGTTTCTCAAGTTTATATCCAGAAGGATCATCCACTTTATATCTCATAGGATCAAATAGAGCAAGAACAACATCAGCATCTTCTTGTGTAGTGGATGAATCTTTAAAATCATCTAGTTGAGGCTCAACATCACCATTCTTAATCCTGATGGGATTACTAATATCTCTGTTAAACTGACTCACTACAACAGGAGTGTATCCATAAAAATCTCTAGCATATCTTAGCTCATCAGACATCTTATCAATCACTTGTTTCTTAGTGGATAAGTCCTTTGTAGTTTTAAGCAGTCCTATATGATCTATAACAACAATTGTTACTACATTAGGATCTTCTGGTATGTATATTTTATTATACTCATCTAGCTGTTCAATCTTACCATGTTCTAAAGCATAAGTTTTTAAATCTTTTGCTATACCCACTGGATTCTCTGGACCATCAATGATTGTAATTACATCACTCATTTGTTCTACGTATTCTCTTTGTAATAGAAACAAATCATGCTCATCTTTAGTCATTTTATCTGTCCAGCCCAATAGTTTGTTTATAGATATAATTATACCATAGTCTATAAATATCTTTCTACTAACCCACTTAGCCATTTTATAAGTTCTACTTCTTTCCATAGACCTATATATAATCTTTAGCTTTACACCATTAGTATTTTGATTCG